TGGTATAATTTTATTTTGTTTTGCAAATTCTTGACTGGTTTTCACCATATCAAATGACATATCCTTTGAACCACCATTTAATCTTGAAAATGAACCAGCAAGTGAAACTGCTTCAGTATTTGAGATACCCATATTTTCGGATATCAATCCAATGTTAGTTTGTGCACTTAAAGTTGCTGCATCTACTCCACCGAATTCCTTAGCTAATGATTTTACTGTACCGCCTGTATCATCAAATACAGAACCTAATAAAGTGGCTGATGCTGTTGTTTTATTTAGTAGAGTAAATCCATACCCTAACTCTTTATTTACCTTAGCTAATTTATCAACAAATTGACCACCAGCAAAAACCAATGCTCCAATTGCGGTTAAAGGTCTTTTCAGATATGTAATTACAGTTTCCTCAAATGCCTCTAACTTTTTAGTCATTTCCTTAAAAACTTCAAGTTGAGATTTTAAAGTTTTCTTTTCATTTTCAGTTAAAACACTATATTTTTGAGCGATAGTATTTCTCCTCTCCATTTCAGCATTTAACTCGGGTTGGATAGACATAAATTCTTTTCCAAGCGTAGTTCTTTTATCCAATGCATCAACTTCTGCTTTTATTAATTCTTGTCCAATAGATATTTGGTCATTTAATTCTGCTCTTTTTTCAATATCATCTAAAGATGTTTGTGCTAGTTCATTCTGAGCTTGTGCTACCAAAGAATATGCATCTCGAATCTTTCCAATTTGTTTTTCTGCTAATTCATTAGGTTTGTTTAAGCCTTCCTTAGTACCGGTTTTTAAGTCTACTATTTTTTGAACTACAGATCCAAATGTTTTATCTTGTTTTTCTAAAGATTTATCTAAAATTGAATATATTCCACCCAATTCAGATGCGAGTGATGAACTAAATCCAGTATTTTTTTTGGTTTCGGAAGTTATTCGTTGAAGTTCTTTTGTAATTTCCTTTAATCTTTTTAACTGAGTACTATATTCGTCTGTAAGACGTGCCTCGCTCTTACCCATCTCACTTTGCATTTTTTTGAGATTGGCAACAAGTTGAGTCTTTTCTTTTAAAAGATTATTGTTCTCAGCCATTTAGAATATTATATTATAGAGTTTTAATAAAATCCTCTAAATCCTTAATTTCTTTATCTATTTTTAACATTCTTTTAGAAACTTCTGGATTTTTTAGTCTTGAAGATGCTCTATCCATAAATCGTTTTTGAGTTCCTTTATAGATACTATCAAGAAAACCGCCAATAAATTTAGTTATCGGTCCTTCGTTTATGTTTTTCTTTTTCATAATTTTTTTCCCATAATTATACATCTATAAATATTGGATAAAAAAAAAGTGAAGATTATTTCCTAACCCTCACTTTTGATTTTCTCTCAGCTTTTTTGTACTCTTCGGCTTCTTTCTTTTTTAAATCAGCTAATTTGTTGAAATAGAACTTTCTCCATTGTATTGGCATGAAGTAAACATCTCTCCAAGTAAATCCATTACCAAACTGAATAAGTTCCCAAATTTGGTTATGAAGTTGGATACTATAATCATTCGGAAGGGTAAAAAAACGAAACCCCAAACGGGATGTCGAGTGCCTCCTCTTCACCCGTCAACTCTGAAACAAAGTTGAATGTTAAATCCATATCAGGACTTAACTCTTTTACAAATTTTCTGAATGCTTTTGTATCCAATGCTAAGAATGAATTTTGAACCCATTTAGTAATATAACCCCTATCAGAGTTACCATTTACTGATTGAATCATATATTTTAAACGAGTAGTTACATCAAATGATGTATCACCTTTTCCTTTGTATAATCTAGCTAATGCTTGATTTTCTTTTGTGATTTCTAACTCATCACCATGTGTAAGAAGTTTGAATTCTAATTCAGCTCCACTCTTAGGTAAAGTAAATTTATATAAGTTATCACCATTTAAGATTTCTTCATTAAAATCTTTGGTTTTTACTTTAGATAAATCAATAATTACTTTTTGTGGTTCTAATGTAGATGGGTCAGTTATCTCTACTTCATAATCTGCCCCATAACCCATTACTCTTGTTGCTAAAAGAATAGCATTTTTATCACCAATGAAGATATCATTAATATCTAAATTTGGTTCTACAACTACTGATTCAAACAACTTATCCAATACTACACCTTTTTTGATTAAAGATTGAGATGCAAGAATATCTTCTTCTCTTGCAGTCATATACTTAATCTCAATGTTTCCCTTTCTCAAAGGGTGTCCTTCTGGGTAAAGTAATCCCTTTGATGGTAAGTCCACTACCTCAGTTGGGAATTCGAATTTATTTTCGTTCATAATTAACCTTTATTTGTTTGTATATATAAGTATATCAAAACTAAAAAGTTATAAAACGAAAAAAGGTTCTCACTAAGAGAACCTTCTTCAAATATATAGATAGTAGTGGATAATATCTTAAAATTCTAATATTGCGTAATCGTAAGAAAGGGTTAACGAAATATCAGCTGGGTCATTAGATGTAAAATCTAAATCATTAAAGTTAGCTGCTGCAATAAATGCACCTTTTAGTTTCCATTGTTCGATTTTATCACCAACAGGTCCTAACATATAGAAATCGATATCTTTTTTGTAGAAATCTGCGTATCCTTTTCTACCAGTTAAAGATTCATATCCTAACCTCACCCATTCCATCACTTGTTGTGCTCCACTTGGAACGATTGGGTCATATAATGAAATTTCGATATCCTGCCACTCACCTTTACCTTGTAGTTTTCTATATGTGTTAATATGGTCTAACTTAATAGGTTCAAAGTTGATTGAAGGTCTACTTGCAGTTTTAATCAAGTAAGATTGAATACCATCAATCTCCATGATATACCTGTTCTTCATCTTCGGTTCGAAGTTGGTGAACATCATTTCGTTAAATTCTAATACTTCTGCCATTTTTTTATTTTCCCTTTTATACTAATAAATATTAGTTATTCATTTTTTTGTTTATGCTGAGAACGATGCTCCAGTTGGTAAGATGTTGAAGTCAATTACTATGAATTCAGCTGTCTTAGCCGGTTGAAGGAAAATCTGTCCAGCAAGTATGTTTCTATCAACCACATCAGGTGTGTTGTTAGTCTCATCCATAACCACTTTAAATGCGTACAATCCTTGTCTTTGTTGAATACCTTCTAAGTAAGGTTGTACAGTGTTGATGAATCTACCTCTTGTCTGAGCGGTGTTTTGTTCGAACACTAAGAATCTAGAAGTAGATGCCACAAATTTCTTAACATTGATTAACAATCTTCTCACATTGATTCTATCTAAAGCAGATGCCTTATCTTGCAATGTTTTCTGTCCGAATGCCACAATACCTTGTCCAGGGAATGAAGCGATTGGATTTACTTTGTTTTCATATAAAGTATCTCTTTCAGAGTGTGTTAATCTATTAAGAACTGAAACTGCTCCTACAATACCACCCCTATTCAAACCAGCAGGTGCGAACCATTCAGCTGCGATAGCATCATTAGCTGCATATACAGCAGGTAATAGTACTGAAGGTGGTACACTTACTAATTTGTTAGTGTTTGTATCTACTGTCTTAACCCAAGGATAGTAAGAACCTACATAGTTCGAATCGATTGAGTTAGCTTGAGTAGTTACTTGTGCGATTGTATCACTTACTGAAGTTAAATCAGAGATGTAGAAACAATCTTGTCTAGCTTCTACCATATCAATCACATCAGTAGTTACCGCTGGGTGTAATCTTCTTACAATACCCGGAGTTACTACCATATTAATATCAAATTCATCAGCGTTTGAAATTGCATCGATTGCTTTCTTATATGCTACCGAACCACTAGCCGTTGAATCGGTTAAATCTAAACCTTGTGAGTTACCAGCTGAGATTGAACTTCCTAATGAAATCTCTCTAGCAGGACTCATTCCATCAAATCCACCTTGGAATGCCAATGTGAATTGTCTCTTAACCATATCAGCTGTTGCTGAACCAGTCATTTCTAATGAAAGTTGAGAATCGAATCCAAAATCAACATTTGAACCAGTACCTACACTTTCAGGTAGTGGTTTTAAATAGTTAGCGTTATCTAATTTAACACCAGTTGTTTCGAAATCAAAACCAGCATACTGATAAGGATTACCAGTTGTGTTTCCGTTTGAAGTTGTTTGATAAACAACCGCTGGAACAATAGTTTCATCCGTTGCTTTAATTGGGTTAGAATAAGCTCCATGTGCAAATGGTGCAGCTGATACAGGGTAAGAACCTTGTGCCGATACCTCTACTCTAATGTATTTTGAGTTATTCAACCAATCACCATTTTCAGTAATTTTACCATTTGAATCAACAGTATAATATCTATCACCAATCACTCTTGCGATATAATTAGGTGATGCTGGGTCTAAGTTTACATTGTTAAAAGTTTCTAATACTACTTTTCTCTTATCAGTATCACTATGAGAACGGATAGTTACACTAAATACTGAATAATCAGTTCCACCATCTTCACCTGCTGCTTTAACACCAGAGATAGAAACTTTGAATCTTGTGTTTTCACCATTACCATGACCTAAAGTATGAAACTTAAATAGGTCATATCTTTCACCGGAGATTAATTGTGATTTTACATATGGTGTTGATGCTGAACTCGCATCGTAAGTAAAGTTTTGAATTGGAAGAGCTTCTGCTAATACCGCTTTACTTTCAGTTACATTTAAATTAATATCACTTACTGCATTTGAAAAGTAAGAGTAAACATAAGCATCCTTACCACCCAATGCCGATTTACCAAATACATCAGTTACATCATTATTAGCTGATGAAAGTAATGAAGCAGATACTTCACCAATTCCACTTCCACTAACTACAAATGAACCAGATACAGTATCAGATGCAGTTACTGTAAATCCACTAAATCCAACTTCCTCATCTCCATTATCTGTAGAGTGAAGAGTTGAAATCAATTTTACAGTTCCATCTGAACCACTAGCTAATAAACCAATTGGGTTTGCTTGGTTATAACCACCCACACCTGCTACTCTTACAATTGTTGCCGTACCAGCTTCTCTAAGATAGTTTTGTACTGCATATTCTGTATAATAAGTACCATCAGGTGTACCAAATTTATCCTCAAACTCACTTTGAGTTCTAACGATTGTGGGAACAAACGCTGGTCCTTGTTTGAAAGGTCCGATGAACGCTGCTCCGATTTCTCCTACCCCTTGCGCTAAGAACGAAAGGTCATTTTCTCTCGTAAATACTCCAGGTGATACAATTCTTTCTGCCATATTATCTCCGTTTATTAAATAAACAATTTAGTTATTACTACTATAAATATAACTAAAATAATGAAACCAACAATTATTATACTGAACCAGTATCAGGTGTTGGAGTTACTGAACCTGTTGACCAAGGTAAGTCTCCTTCACCAACTTCTACACTAGAATCATCCACTTCATCAATCTTCTTTTGGATTTGCTCTGAAATATGGGGCCAATATCCTGTTGATAAACTTGATGATACTATATTCTGAACCCAACCAATTACTAAATCTTCCGTTAGTTCTCCAAAAGTTACAAACTCATCAGCTGAACCTGAATCAAAATCAATTGGAGTAGCTCCAACAAATCTACCTTCAGTACCTGTTGTTGATTCAGTACCAGTACATGTCCATCTAGCGTGTAGAATCACATTATCGTAATCACCTACTGTTTTTTTAGTCATTTGGGTAATTGCCCAAGAATAAGTTACTGCCATTTTTATTTCCTTTTATATATAAATATATAGGTTGTTTCCCAAACGGAAAACAATCACCTATAAATATAACCAATTTTAGTTAAACACAATTATTAAGATA